CAGTTGAGGTTAGATCTCCCTTACTTACATCTCCTGTAATGGACGCGCCATTTACTTGAAAGATTCCATTTGTTATAGCAGCAAGTTGCGTGACACCTGTAGCTGTATCTATAAAGTCAATGCTTGAAAGTCCAATTCTACCTGTACTCAAAACTTGACTTTGTAAACTACTGAGATAGCCAGGTGTAGTACCTAGATTTACAATCGCATCACCTACACTTGTACTGAGCGTTGAGATATTTCCATTCACATAGACAAATGTGCCAATTGAAAGTGTTGAAAAGAAATTTGCAGTTCCATTTACAGTGAAACTTGATATTGCACTTCCCTGTGAATTTACAAAACCATCTATATATCCAAGTAAACTTATACTTGTACTAAATAAATTACCAGATGAAATATATGACACTGGATTATAGATAAAGTTTGAAAAAGTATTAAACTGTGCTGAACTCACATATCCCGCTGTACCAAGTCCAATAACCGTACTGTAGAGACTTGTTGTACTAATGTATCCTGTTGTACCAAGTCCTTCTACAGTTTTAGCCAGAGTTGCTGAGCTCACATATCCAGCCGTAGCAAGACCAGCAACTGTACTATAGAGACTTGTTGTACTCACATAACCAGCTGAACCAAGTCCAGTAATACTACTTGCAAGTTGAATAATACTAATACCAGAACCTATAGCACCTGCTCCATCCACCAATAAATTACCATTTTGGATTGTTATATTATGAACTGGTATAGCATTTGCAGTATTTACATCAAGTATTTTTATATTTGATATGCTTACAGTACTCGTGTACCATGCTAGGCTCTCCCATTGAATACCACCAATTCCATCAGACGTCATAAGCAAATTTGTACTGATGGGAATGTTTGTGTTAGAATCAAGTGCGAAGAGTGACCGGAAAACTGTTAAATCCATGTCATAGCCTCTTTTTCCATATAAGCGAGGATCCATCGCGCTACTACCTTCTACTAAGAATCACTCCATCATTCAGAAGCGGCGCAAGATGACTGGAAACGGTGGTCTATTACAACTCGTTGCAGTTGGAAAACAAGACGTTTTCTTGACGGGAAATCCTCAGATTACATGGTTTAAATTTGTGTATCGTCGCCATACAAACTTTGCCGTTGAAGCCGTTGAAATGTATTCAGACAATGAACCTGACTTTGGAAAGAAGATCAGTTGGCTCGTTCCTCGGAGTGGAGATTTACTTGGACCCTGTATTCTAGAGATTACTCTTCCTGAACTGTTTCTCTCAACTACGGGTGAATCTGTAGCCTATGTAAATTCAATTGGTCACGCCCTTATTAAAGAAATCAGCTTGACAATCGGCGAACAGGAGATTGATCGCCAGACAGGTGAATGGATGGAAATCTGGTCAAGTCTAACCACAACTGAGTCTCAGAAATTTGGTTTTTACGATATGATGGGCAAAGTTGATGGATTTTCACAGCCCACACTGGTCGGACCTCTTAAACTCTATGTACCCCTTCAGTTCTGGTTCTGTAAGAATCCCGGTCTCTACTTACCTTTACTTGCTCTTCAATATCACCCTGTCCGGATCAATATAACTTTTAGACCCTTACAAGAATGTTTCTGGACTCCTAATGTTATAGTTGACTGTACGGATGTTACTGTAAAACCGGCACACATTACAAGTTTAACTTTATATGGTGATTTTGTTTATCTTGACGTGGATGAACGTCGTCGCTTTGTCAGTACAGCGCATGAATATCTAATTGAGCAGATTCAGTATACATCCCAAATTGCTATTCCTCCTAGTTCACAATCAATCCCTGTTCCGATTGAATTCAATCATCCAATTCGTGAATTTATCTGGGTTCTTCAGCGACAAGCTGTAATTAATAATAAGGAGTGGTTCAACTTCAGCAGTCTCAGTGTAAATGAAACAGGTGTGCGCACAGATATTCTTGCCACGGCGGTTCTCCAACTTGATGGATTTGATAGATTTCAGGTTCGTGATGCACCGTATTTTCGTCTTGTTCAACCATGGCAGCGTCACACAACTATTCCATCCGACGATTACATTTACTGTTATAGTTTAGCACTCCGTCCTGAAGAACTACAGCCGAGTGGTTCAATGAATGCGAGTCGGATTGATAGTATTGTACTTCAAATCACCACCGATCAGACGACAACACCTCCAATTGGAAACTCTACAATTCGGGTCTATGCTACAAATCACAATGTACTTCGTGTCGTAGATGGTTTCGGTGGAGTTCTCTTTACAATCTAAAACAACTGATAAAATTGAAACTATCATCGATTATCATACAATGATAGAAAATGATAGAGCATGACTTTATAACACAAGAACGTATACGTGAAACCGGACAACATTTACTTAAACGATATGGCTTTGATTACCGATGGTCTATTCCAGAACACGATGAACTCTTTGAAATTGGAGTTGATTTCAATGAACTAGATACAGTCTATCATGAGCTTGAAGATATATGGCTCCTCTTTTGGCATAATGGATTTGCCTTGTGGGGATTTGAACTTCATGCTCAATCAAATGAAACAATTGTCTTGACAAACTTCAAGTATACAGGATTCCGAATGACATCGGGTCGCGTATCAATTCTTCAACCTGATCCTCAATTGACATCACAGCGATTCTTTGACGCACCCTGTTTTCCAACAAACTTTGTAGCTAATCTCCGAGCCAAGGGATTTGAAGTGCCTACGGATTGTTCTCCTAGCGTAAAGACGGATACTGATTAGTAGGGATGTCTTTCCTAGGTTCGTTTGACCATACATCCGCAAAGGCATGGGGTGGGTCACAAATCTCACCTATATTCTTTACTTTTGTTACGATACTTGGTGGTTTTTTTGCGGTTGACCATCTTCTTCTACGGTCTCCACGAACAGCAGTTCTTAAAGTTCTTGTAAATATTCTGGGTCTTGGATTCTGGTGGATCTATGACATTGTCCAGACATTTGGTGATTGGGAATCCGTTGAAAAATATGGACTCTCGCTTCCCTTTTTTGGTCGCACGGGTCTTGGTGCAGGTATTTTTCATGGTGAAGGTGGAGCAGCCCCTGATGAAACTCCTGGACCCATTTTCTTTTTATTATATTGTGCGTTTATCGGTCTTCCTTTTGGTATTAGTCAGTTCGCATCTGGGGATTTTATTGGAGGTCTTATGATGCTCATCTTTACACTTACTGGAATACTGGCATTTTTTTCAATTATCTGGTCAGCCTATAGCGCACTTTATTTACTCTATGACACAAAGTCCCTCTTTGTAGAGGGTACACCGCGTTTCTTTCCTGCGACACTTTATTGGCAACCAACAGGCGCAGCGCAAAATGTCATGACACCGAGTGCCTATGAGAAGATAAAAATGAGGGAAACTCTATTTGGCATGTTTTCGGCACCCTTTGCACCCTTTTTAGGACCTATACAGTCAGCACTTGGTCTTGTAGTGAATACAAAATGCGCAGTTGAAAAGATTGTACCTCCTGCGATTGAAGCAGTTCAAAAGATAGTCCCGCCAGCTGTTGCCGCAGCCAAGGATACCGTAGCACTTGTGGAAAAGGCGCCACAAATTGTGGCTGCAGCTGATTCTGTTTCAGCCTTTACAGATCCAGATGTACTTCGTGCTGCTGCTGCGCAAAAGGGCGGCGCACTAGACATCGCTGCCGATGTAAGTTCATATGTATTCTTTGGGACGGCACTTATTGTCTTTATTGGAGCTCTTGGGCTTACATGGGCGCGATTTAGTAAATCAAATAAATCCTCAACGCAAGAAAATAACGACGATGTCCCACCCGATGTACGCAATGACACCCCTCCCGGATCATAAGTATTTTGAAGCTCTACTCGGTCGTGGAAAAGATGAGCGTATTAAGGTAATGCCTAAATATGTAATCGTCTATTTTACAGCTGAATGGTGCGGATACTGCCGTGACCTAAATCATAAGCAGATTGTTCAGGCATTTCCCCATGTAGCCTTCTACAAATGTGACATTGACCAAAATAAGTATACACCTGGTTATTGCCAAGTGTCGAAGATTCCAACCTTTGTTGCGCTTCAGCAAAGTGAGTATCTCGATAAAATAACCAGCGCGGATACGGAGAAAGTAATGAATTGGATTAACTCCGTCTTTATTAAGTGAATGGTTCTAGACTACGCCATTGTAGGAGGTGGAGTCGCGGGGCTCTATGTAGCATGTGAACTCGCTAAGCGTCATCCAAAAGCAATGATCTCTGTCTTTGAAAAATACAGAGTTCTTGGAGGTCGTATTCTGACCTATCATGATAAGAAACTACAATGGGAAGAAGGCGCGGGTCGTATTCATCATACTCATCATATGACACGCGAACTTATACATAAATATGGTCTCCATGAAATACCGATTTCTAATGAAATTGGTTGGCTTGAAACATATGGTTCTCCTATGATTCCAAATCCATTTGATGATAGCCTGCGCACATGGCTTCCATTCGTTCAAATGCTTCCTGATGAGATTCTTGGAACTCATACACTGATGGAGATTTTGATTCGTATTTTTGGTGAAGCAAAGGCAAAGCAGTTTACAAATCCGTTTGCGTATCGTGCAGAACTCTGTACTTTACGCGCTGATCTTGCGATACGTAGTTTTACAGGAGAAATGGGCACAAGTAATGGCTATACGGTTTGTAAAGAGGGACTCGAATCAATTATACATGGCTTAGAGAAAGAGTGTCGGTCACATGGTGTTAAGATTTATACACACTACACACTTGAAAATCTCGCACCTGAACTCGATGGTTCCATGACCCTTTGGTTTAGCACTGGAAGTCCAAGTTTACATGATAAACGAAGCATTATTACTGTTCAGGCAAAAACGGTCATCTGTGCTCTTCACGCTGATGCTCTTAAAAAAATACCGATCTTCAAATCATTTCCTTTGCTTAAGTTTGTAAAGATGGAACCCCTCCATCGAATCTATGCTGTATTTCCGCCAAATAAAGATGGTAGTTTCTGGTGTGAAAATATTCCTAAATTTGTGACAAAGACACATCTTCATTTCTTTATTCCTGTTCGCCCCGATAAAGGTATTGTTATGATTTCCTACACGGATGCTGGTGATTCGATAGTCTGGTCAAATATTGCTAAAGGAACGAAACCCATTCATGAACAGGTCTTAGGAAAACTACTTACAGATGAATGTCGGCGACTCTTTCCTGAAAAGGAGATTCCATATCCAATGACTGTAAAATCACATCCGTGGGAATCAGGTGCGAGCTATTGGACACCCGGTCTCTATGACCCAGTGAAAGCAAGTCAGCAAAGTCTTCAACCATTTGATGCCCTTCCAAATCTCTATATTTGTGGTGAAAGTTTCTCTCTGAAACAGGCATGGATTGAAGGAGCACTTGAAAATAGCCGTGCTCTACTTAGAATCTTAGCATGAACGTACATGTTATTTTAGCACTTTTTCATCTTTTATTTGTAGTTCCTTTTTTTCTCTATGTGGGACTTCAACGCAGTGCTGCGCCGAATGAAGTGTTTACAACTCTATTAGTTCTTGGTATTGTCGTAACTGTATATCATGGATATAAGGCATATATTCGTTATGTAAATTCATCACCGATGTTTTGGATTAGTGCAATTCACTTCTTTTTGATTGGACCTCTTCTCATTACCATTGGAATGAAAGGAAAAAATACAGAGACCCCTTATTATGAATTGCTACTCATCGCTGCGTTTGGAGCTGGCGGCTATCACCTTTATGGTCTTATTCATGAAATGAACAATCTGAAAGATGATTAAATCAACCAACTGTAAGCACTTCATCGAGGTGTGGAATAGTAACACCCTGGATTGAATCAAGGCACTTACCTGCGTGATAGTAAAACGCTGTACTACTCTTAAATGTCTTTTGACACTCTGTACAAGTAATCTCATTACCTGTACCGTCCTTCATATCATCAAGAAACTCGCGACAATGCTTTCGAGTAAAATGAATAATCCGATTTGCAAAACTCGAAGACTCAAAGTCGCAACAAGGGCACTGAAACATCTCTCCTTTATCATCGGTTGTATGACGAGCTCGTGTATGAAGGTCTAGAATCTGCCTCTGTGAAAAGCGGCGATTACAGATTTCACACGCAAAGGGAAGTTCTCCAGAGTGTTTTGCCTTATAATGCATATGCATTGTGCTCTGCTTGGAACATACCTTATCACAAAACTTACAAAGATACTCTCCATCTTTATTCTTAAAATATTCGAAGCGCTCCTTTGACATAATATACTTACAAACTCAAAGGGTAAATCCAAATTCAAATTTTTACTAACCTACTTTAAGATTTCAACATATATTCAGCAAATGAGTGTGACTATACTCACTCTTGTGATAGGTGAAGATTATCGTACTGGGCTGGCTGAAGCTCTACAATCAAAACTGGAGTACGCAAAGAAGCATAACTACAACTACATACAAGGCGGTGAACAGTTTTGGGATCGTGAGCGTCCTATTCCGTGGTCAAAGATTCCTTTTGTTCAGGCTATCCTCTCTTCTCTGCCTGAAGGTGCTTTGGTCTGGCTCTCGGATGCAGATGTTTTTATTACAAATCCTGCTATTCGCCTTGAAGACTGTATGATTCCACTGCTTCCAGCAAATAAGGACCTTTTGATGACACTGGACGCATGCGGTCATATTAACTCCGGCAATATTCTCTTCCGAAATACTCCATGGATTCGTGAGTTCTGGTCGAAAGTATGGAAACGAACAGACTATTTATATCATGTTTGGTGGGAGAATGCTGCTATGATTAAAGTTATTGATGAATGCGAAGCAGATTTTCTTAAAACGGAGATTACGGCGGATCATAAGAAGTTCAATGCGTTTCTCCGAGGGATTGAAGGACAGCCACTTTGGACGCAGGGCGATTTTCTTGTTCATTTTGCTGGTGTCTACGACCCGAAAGAAATAAGGAATTTAATTGCTCGAATTCGCAAGGGAGAAACTCCGAGATTAGAAATGTAAATATAACCCATTAGTAGAAATG